TACATTATTGGGACCAGCGTTTGTTTCTTGTGTAATATCTTTTACTTGCTTATGAACATTTAATAAATTTTGATTTTGTTCACCTACTGTTTTAATCAATTGGCCAACAACTTCAAACATTCTAGCGTTACCACTATCTCTCGCATCTTGTAATAAATCTTCAATAGCATCCTGTCCTCTTTCAATAATATTGTATATATTTTCACGGGCATACTTATAATCGGTATTCAAATCATTTACGTTTGATTCAACCATTTTTCTTTCTGGGGGCTTTTTAATAATAGAACTAGCAGGTATTTCTAATATTTTATCTAATTTATCTTCGAAAGTTTTCATTGTAATTTATCTCACTCATATGTACCAGTTGATTCATCATAACGTACTGGTGGATTGTAAACTGTTATCGTAGTATTTGCATCAAAATCATCTCCTGGAGTAATATATGTATTTGATCCTCCTTCAGGAACAACTGTAATTTTACTGATTATATTATCAAAACCAAGTTCGGTCGTACTATTCTCAGTTAAAAGAAAACTTCCTGTTTCTAATAGAAATTGATCATTGTTGAAAGGAGTAGAAGTTTCTAATAACACTTCATTGAGGGCATCAGTTGGGTTGGCCCCAGCAATTTCTTTAAAAGCCACTTCAATTTTTTTGATTATCGATTGACCAGTTTTGATATCAGGATATATAAATCCTTTCATCATAAAAGATATGGTCCAGATAATTGTTCTTCTGGCAGAAAACTCTCCTTCATAAGAATCTTCACTTGTTGCGCTTTGAATAACAATTGGAATATCTATAGAAAGTCCCATATCTGTTATAATATTAACAGTTACATTAAATTCTGGAGTAAAGAACGGAAGGATTTGTTCTAATATTTGAGTACCATCTTCAGCATTTTCTACAAAAGCATATAAAGAAAAATCAAAAATATATGGAGAAGGATTAAACATCTTCTTAACATTACGATTTCCATTTATCGTTTCTTTATGTGTCAATGTCCCTATTGTATTTAATTTTCTAATAGGATCATAAGCCATACCAGTCATTTCAAATCCCATTCTAGGAAGTTGAATAGCAACTTGCTTATCTAAATCAGCATCTTGATTTATTCTCGTAAGAAATTTTTGCTTTGGACCATAGGCTATTGGTACTTTTTGACGAGATAAAACATTACCGCCCGAATCCTTTTTTTCGATATTAATATCATTAAATAATGTTCCAAACAACGCAACATATTTTCTTATTGTTTGATGATAAAAAGTTTGTCCTAACATAACACTCCATAAAGATTATAATATAATATTATTTAGTTGTATAAATAGTCTTATGGCACTTACAATAAAAACTCAAGGCGAAAATTTAACAATGTATCAAGGTAGTAACTTTGAAAAAGTTTTTACTGCTAAAGATGCAAACAATTCAAATGTAACTATAAGTACTGGTACTTGTGCTTCTAAAATGAAGAAAGACCATACAACCACTAATACTTCTTGGATACTATCTTTTACAGCCGCAGTAGCAGGCAGTAATGTCACAATAACTGCTAATGCCACTCAAACAGCAAATATGTCTTCTGGATTATATGTTTATGATGTTGAATACACCCAAGTGGATGCTGTAACAAAGGAAAGGATAGTTGAAGGCATGATCACAATTCTTGCAGAATCTACAACTTAAAAATCACCCTCACTAAATGGATTTGATTCAGAAAAATCAATAATAGAATCTGCTTCAGTTTCAATAGTTATATTATTTGCAGAAGCATCATTAACAAATACTTGTGTATCTGGTGTTGCTGTTACAGTAAAATATGCTCCGCTTGTATTGCCGACAACATTTTGAGAGTAGGTAAAACTACCCACCAAATCCGTTAATTTCAATACTCTATCAGTAGAATTCCAAGATATTACTCTTCCTTTCGTATTTGCAGAACTTTCTGTGCTTCCAACATATACATATTCATCATCTACATAATTTCCCGATCCACCCGATTCAACATTTACTTCTATTGAATAAGCATATTTATCTTCTACTTCATCTATGTCTTCAATACCAGTATCAATTCTTTGATCATCGTATTGAAATAATTCACATGTTAAATCAAATATTGGTAATTTACCAAACTGATAAAACATTGATTCATGTTCAACAAATCTAATTTCATAAAGTTTTTTATTTAATGGAAAAAATATTACATCGCCCTCTCTTGGCCTATCATAACCAGTATCTAAATTTTCCCATCGTCTTCTGGCTACAGAAAAAATTACTTGATCTCTTATTTCTAATCCAAATCTTGAAATAAAATCGCCTTCTCCCTCAAACCCATCAACTGATTTAACATACATTTCTATTAAATGGGATTGATTAAATTGCGAAATAGTATCTTCTCCATAAAGAAGATCCTCATTCATATATTGTCTTGGAAGGTAATAGTTATCTATGCCAAAATTTTTTATAGATTCTATTATTAAATCTTGATGTAAATTTTGTTCTGATGCATTTTGAAAATGATTAAAATAAGAATTAGTAGGCATTATCCTGGACCAACCATAAAGTCAACTGGTAATTCGTATTTAAGAGATACTTGTTCTTCTGTTTCTCTCAATTCTGTTATTGCTTCTTCAAACATTGTTCTTCCATTTAATGTCGTTCCTCCTGGAAGTTGAACGCCCTCATATTTTATTAAATTAGCGCCCCATTGTCTTTTAAACAATGCAGTTGTATATTTCTTTAAAAACATATCATTATATACATCTGTAAATGTTGCAGGTTCAATTATTCTATAACACTCTGCAACAATATATTCATCAATTTCAAGATCACCATTTAACCAATCTATATCTAAATATAATCGATTTTGATGTCTATTAAATCGTAGAGGTTTTTTTCCTACAAACATGTCATTCAACAATTGTAAATGTTGCATTGACATTTTATAATTTATTATAGAAGTAGCAGTAAGATAAGGCATTTCATTTAAATGAAATTGATATCTAAACGAAAACAAATCACCTGAAGTTTGTCCTGCACCAGTATCCTGTATATCAAAAATACCCGTCACACCAATTATGGAATCACTTAATGTAATATAATGATTGTCTACATCACCAAAAGTAACTAACGATGCATCAGTATCGGCTACTGCAGTAGATCCACTTGTACTTCCAGTTATTGTTTCAGCATTTGAAAAACTAGATGTTACATCATTATTTGAAATATCATCCGTGTCTTTATGATTTTTAAATGTAATAATTGTAGTATTTGAAGAAACTACAGTTGCAGTTGCATTTGATGTTCCGCCAGTTATTTTTTCACCTGCTGTAAAATCACCTACGTTTGAAGCAATTTTAACAGTTGACCCCGTAATTCGGTGTACATTATACATTCTTTCAACACCATCAAAATGATATTCTTGAAAAAACTGCAAGCCTTCGTCCATTCGATCTTCCAGTTGATCATCTTCTACGTTTATTTCAATAACTGGTTGTCCTAATGATCTAAGACAATATTGTTTTAATTCTTCTCTTGTGCTAGGTTTTGCCATTTTTATCTTATGTTTGATTTACAATTTAACTAAGATTTACAACTGTTCCGCCTGTATCTCTCACTCCCAGTAAATGAATTGCACTAGTAGGATGTTCTGCAGTTAAAAAAGCACCACATTCTATGCGGTGACAATAAGTTACTCCATTTGCTCTTGCAGAAAAAATATCACCAGCGGAATTTGCTACATGTAAAACTTTTGTTGCACCTGAACCACTTCCATGAACATATAAAGAAGGACCAGTCGCACTAGCACTAGTTGAATGAAACTTGCCCAATGCTTCTGTATGAGCTTGGCTAGACCAAACATTTATTCCTGGTTTATCTGTATTCTGTACAACACTTATTCCGTGATGAGGTGCATTCTGTTCAACAGAAATTCCTGCTTTTGCACCAGATGCATTCTGTACAACAGAAATTCCTGTTCCTCCATCTGTTTTAATTTTTAATCCTACTGTTCCACTAGCAGACGAATTTTCTTGAACTATATCAATTATTGCTCTAACATTTGTTGAAGCATTATCGTCTGTAAGATGTATTAAAGAACCATTAGCATAGTTAGAATCAAGATTCCGACGGATTGAAAGTACATGACCAGTTGTGAACGTATCAGCCACAATCTCAAAAACATTCATAGTTGTTTGTGACGCATCAATTTTAATTGCTCTTTGATCTACATCATTTGAATCTAAATACATTCCTGTTATACCATCAGTCGATCCTACGTTTACATGTAATTTGCCTGCCTGACCCGCCGCTGAGTATGTGTCTCCGCCAACAATTTGCAGAGAACCGCCATATTCATTAGCAAATACGGCTGTATTTGCACCATCTGTGACTACATGCATACTATCTGTATCATGATCATAAATTATAGATCCCCTCTTTTGATCATCAGTATCACCAAACATAATATGTGCATTAGATGCAGTATCAGATAAAAGTGTCATTCCTACAAAATTTTCATTTTCTAATACTAATTCATCAGCAACAGCTTCAACTGCAGTAGGAGTTTCAGTCCCTGGTAGTGCAAAATCTGATCTTATGTGCAGTCTTCCTTTAGATGAAGTTGGGAGTTTTGGACCTGTGAGATGAGTATATTCTGGAAAATCACCAATAGCCACATTAGCACTGGCTACATCTGAGCCAAAAATAGCTCCAACATTAGCTACAAACGCCGATGAAGCATTTATCGATATATTTGCAGAATGCGTAATTCCTCCGATTGTAGTTGGATTATTATATGTTCCATAATTAAAGGATGCACCAGTAAATATGTGAGGACCCGCCGCGGATACTGTAATAAATTGTGCCGTTGAAGCATCAGTAATATTGACATTCATATTATTAATCGTTCCACCATTAAATGTAGCTACAGAAACGGTCCCTAAGTCAGAAATCGTTGCTCCATTAAAATTAATTGTGGATGTTCCCCCAGCTCCAGGGCTGTTTGCATTTAAATTTGCACCATTTAAATTTATTTCACATTGATTTATTTGGGCTCTTTCAATTTTACTATCAGGACTAGAGCCAGTTATAGTTGCTCCAGAATCTTCAACTAATGCAAATTTAGCAGAAGTTCCCAAATCAGTAACAGTCGCACCAGTGAAATTTATTTCAGGAGATCCAGAAAACAATAATCTAGTACCAGTTACATTTGCTCCTGTAACAATATCTGCACTTATCGTATTAATTGTTAGTCCACCCTGAGAATCAGCAGACAATAAAGAAGTAACAGGGTCATCATCTAAATTTTCATTTATTACTGTAATAAGTTGATTTGTTTTTGAACGCCATTCTTCAAATGTATTAGTTAAAACTACATCTGTGATGCTACTTTCAGATATCGCCATCTTTATCCTTACTTAACAATTCTAAAATTTTATTAATATCATCTTTCATATTATTAACTTCTGTTCTTAAAGTATTTATTTCATTTTCATTAACTTTTATGGTATTAATTTGTGATACTTTTTGTCTATGTTTCAACAAAACTTGCTGATCAGTTGCAATAATTGCATTAGAAAATATATCTCTATGATATCTAGGATTATCTGTTTTTACTATCAAGGACTACCTTCACTATCAAGAGCAATTGCTCGTAAATTAACTATTTTAGGAATACCTATAAAAGTATCCTGTGATGTTCTATTTAAAGTCATAACCAATTTAATTGCAAATGTTCTAAATCTTTCAAATTTTGCTCCGCCACCAGATATATAAGTAATTTTTTCATCAAATGTACTAAATTGAAATCGTTTAAAATCATTTTCATTTATAGAAAAAGTAGTGTCTGCAGTTTTTTGATACATAAGCATCCAAGGTTTTTCATCAAAAGATTCCGAATCATCACCAGAAAGAACTTTATAATAAGCATGAATATTAGAACCTCTTGGTTTATATGCATCCAAATATAATTTAAGATCCATTGCATCAAAACTCTCTTCTAATGTAACTCTTCTTGAAATATATCTAGCTTTTAAATTACCACCAGAAGAAAATGATACTACATTTGTTGTTTGTATATTTGCAGTATTATTAGCTCCTTCGCCAACAATATTAACAACTGCACTTGTTGTACTTCGTACAGGAGTGCCTGCCGCTTCCGTTCCACCATCAACCACAGTAACAGTTGGTGTAGAAATATATCCTTCACCACCATTTACCACAACAACTTGATTAATAAATCCATTTGCATGAGTATTAGCGGCCAATGTTGCAGTATTTGAACCAATATCAGGAGCAGATACTACAAATACACTTGTATTACCTTCTGATGCCGCATTGCTTGTTGAACTTCCAATTTCTGCGGCAAAATATAGAGATCCAGTATTAGATAGAACTATATCAGAATTTGATAAACTTCCATTGTTAATAATATTTTCAATAGTAATAACACCTGTTCTTTGGTCATCTAGTATTGGAGATATTAAAGTATTTGCAGTTTCAAAATAAGCATTAATTGTAAAACTATTATTTGCGGGTTGTGGATACGTGATTTGCTTTTGTTTTTTGAAATCAACATTTTTATTTTCTTTAAATCTTACATTAGAACCTTTTACTGTGGCCGCCAAATCTGTTGCATAATAATCAAAACTTGTATAAGTATTTGCAAAATTAAATGATTCTGTTATTATTTTAAATGAATCTATAGTTGTATTTGAAGTTGCATTTCCACTTGAAATATCAGAATTATCTAATCTAGCATATGCATTTGTTGATACAAATTCACATCTATCCAATTGAAACATTAAACCCTGATCTGATACTTCTT